CAGCAGGATCTGGGCGCGCGGTCGAGTGCACAGGTGCAGCGGGTTGGACTGAGCTTCACCGGCCATACCTTTGTTGAAGGGCAGCGGCTCGATCATGCTGTAGTACGGGATGCCCTGGGTGTTGACCGTTTCCATGTAGTCGGCCGGTGCAAACACAGAGATGTACAGATCGGGCACGCCTTCCGGCACCAGCAGCGCCTTGTCGTCATGGACAAAAGACACGCCGGCGACCTTGCCACGGTAGCGCTCCCAGATGATGCCGCCGAACTCGAAACTTTCCCGGGCGTCACCACGCAGCGCTGCCGCTTGCTGACTGTTGAGGTAGGTCTCTTTGACCGACTTGTGAACGATCAGCTTGTTCCAGAAGTTCTTGCCGCAGAAGGCGCGAGAACCGGTGCTGGTCACGCTGCCGAGCGCGTCTTCCTGCATGTCCAGCGCTTCACCGCACTTGACCCGCAGTTCCGTGCCCGCATCCGCCAGCCCCATGGACAACTTTTGGCGCTCCACACCGAAGCGATCATAGAGATCCAGCAGCACGGTTTTGCCATCGGCGTCGAGGATCTGACCATTCAGTGCGCCCATACGCTGGAATTCGTGCGTGGCGTCCAACTGGCGCCGCGCCTTGGCCAGACGCGCATTGACCACGTCCTGCACCGCTTGCAGCTCAGTGCGAGTGCCGAAGGCACGGATGCCTTGGATCTCGTCAGCCTTGATTGTGAAGCGCTCAGGCAGATGCACGGTGTTGAACGGGATCAGGTTGCGCTTGCTGGCAGCAACCACCAGGCCAGAACCACCACGCTCACCAGCAGGCACCAGGGCCAGGGTGTCACCGTCCCTTTCAATCTGCACGGTCAGGGTGGTGATGCCTTCCTCGCGGAACAGCCCCAAGGCGCTGATGCGCCCTGGCAGGTACGGTTGATCATTGAGTGCAGCGGTGAGCGAAGTAACGGTAAACGCTTCGTCGTCAAAAATGGCGATATCGGCCATGGGTACTCTCCAGAAACGAAAAATCCCGCACGCGGCGGGATGCAAAATAAAGAGGGAAATGTTTTAGCGGACGATTAGCGAATGTGCGGCCAAGGCTTTCTCAGCGGCCAGATCGAGGCCGGTCAAGTGCGCTTCGCTGACCTCGGCCAGCCGCACCACGGCGCGACCGCGACGCACCACGTCGGATTCGCCGAGCGGGCCGTAAAGAATGGCGACAGCGTTTTCTGTGCCGTCCTCTGCCGTTGGGTTGTACGGTGCGAATTCGCCGCTGGCAGTCACCAGCCCGAGAATTTGTCCGGGCCACAATGCTGGACCCGCCGCAACATTGATCGCTTCGCGCGAGATCGTGCCGGCGCCCTCGGACAGCAGAAATTCACCTGCGTGCATCGGTTCCTGTTTGATGGTCATGCTCGTGCTCCTTTCGCGCCGCGCGCGGTTCCAGTTTGAGCCGCTTGGCGAGCAGCCCAAATCGAGTTGGGATCAGGTTGTTTGGCCAGCACCTTGGGCGCCGGGTCGTCCGCCAGCGGCAGACTATTGTCGATTTCAAAGCCCCTGCCGCTGGTGACAATCTTGTCGAAGAGACGCGCACGCACCGCCGCCGCATCCAGACCGGCCGCGACATACTCGGCGCTGAACTCCGGCAGACGCGCGGCCACGCAGAGGTCGTTCACCGCCTTGGCGCGTGCCAGCCCCGCCAAAACGATCTCTTCGCTTTCAAGCTGAGTGGACTTGAGCAGTGGCTCGACCAGGTTGCTGATGCCCGCCGTTGTGCAACGCTGAGTGATCATCAGTGCCAACTTGGCCGAGTCGACTATAGGCGGCACCAGCGGCGGATCCACAGGTTCCGGTTCAGGATCTGGTTCAGCTGGCTCGTCGAGCTGCGCTACCAACTCAGCCGGAGCGTGCTGGAACCGTTGCAACACCGCGCCTTGACCGAGGCATGCTTTGACCTTGATGCCGTCGCCGACTTCGTCTGCAAGACCAAGAGCCACCGCTTCGTTAGCAGTCAGCCAGGTTTCGGCATCAACCATCCGCCGCAGCTCGGCATCATCGATGTCGGGCGCCTTGGCCTTATAGGCCGCGATGATCGCCTCCAAGGTTTGATCCAATACATCAGCGACCCGGCGGAAGTCCTCAGCGCCACCGCCTGCATAGGTGTATGGGTTGTGAATCATCAACATGGCGTTCGCCGCGATGACTACGCGGTGTGCACCGCATACGGCCACACTGGCGGCACTCGCGGCCAGTGCATCGATTCGCCCGGTGCAGCGCTCGCCCAGACGCGACAGCGCGTTGTGCATGGCCAGACCGTCAAACAGGTCACCGCCGATACTGTTGAACGCGGCGATCACCGGAGACACACCATCATCCATGGCGCGTAGATCCTGCACGAACTGGTTGGCAGTGATGCCCCACGCGCCGATCTCGCCATAGACGAAAACCTCGATCACTCGCTCAGTGGCCTCGCCGCTGGCCTGCAGGGCGTACCAGGTCTTGTCCTGAACTTCGACGCGTTTGCCTGCGCGGTTGTAAATGCGCGGTCGCGCTTGTTTGCTCATGGTTGCTCCTTGTCGTCGTTGTCTTCGACGGCATCAAGGGTGTTGTAGTTGAGGCCCAGTTTTGAGGCCCGTGCCAGATCGGCGGCGTTTTCAAGATCGACCGTTTCGGCGTCGTAGCCGGTGCGCAGGACCATCTCGCTGCGGGAAGAAAACCCGGCCTGTACTTCCATCCGGCGTGCCTGCACGTCCTGTACTGGCTGGATATAGGCCCAGCCTTGTGGAACCCAGCGAGTACGCAGGTACTGGCGGCGTTTCTGTGCGTAATCGTCCAGCACCAGGACGCCAGACAACACCGCCATGTCCATCCACGCCGCCCGTACAGGACGGCAAAGTTGGTGCACGTACACGCTGAATTGAAGTTGTTCCAGACGGCGCCGAAACTCGTTGAGCACCACCCGAAGCGCCCTGTCGTTGATGCCGCGCATGTCGCCGGTGAGGATCTCGTAAGGCGTGCCCGACCCCGCTGCGGCAGCCATCAATTGCTGTCGCATGAAGTCAGGGTAGTTGTTGCCGGCGTCCGGTGGTTTGGAGAACTCAACCTCCTCACCTGCCCCCAGCTCCTGTATGGTGCCGGGTTCGAGCGCGACCATCGGGGTGAAGCCGTCGCGATCCAGATCCAGCAAGGCGCCGGTGACGGGATCGCGTGGTGTCTGCCCCGACTCCGGCGCTGGACGCTTGATGAAACCGGCAAACAGGTTGGCCACCTCTTGGCGGAACAACACCGCGTCGTCGTAATTGTCGAGGCTGCGCAGGCGCTTGAGCACCGGCGACAATCGCGGCACACCGCGCAGCTGGCCCGGCTCCACCGGTTCGAAAATGTGTAGCACCTGAGCCGCCGGCACGCGCACCAGCTGGTTGTAGCCGGCATTCAGAGACGCGGCATCGCGCGGATGCGACAGGTACATCCAGTACGCCACCCGCTTGCCGCCGGGAGTGAACTCGATGCCAGCGCGGATGACGTTGCCGTTTTTGGTGGTCTCGAATTTGTCGTGCGGCACAAATTCCGGTGCGAGGATCTGCAACTGCAGCGGAACGGCCAAGCCTTCATCCAGACCGCGTGGACGCAACCGAACGAAGCATTCGCCCGAGGTTTCCACCGTGCGGGCCACCAGCGCCTGCTGGCCGTAGAAGTCGGTGCGATCATCCGCGTCCGACTCATCAACCCAATCCCCCCACAGCTCCTGCAAAAGCTTGCGCAAAGCATCATCGTCGGTTGTGGGTCGAGGGGTGATACCCGTGCCGATCAGGTTGCTGACACGCTTGTCGATGACGTTGAAGGCATACGGGTCATTGCGAACCGCCGCCCGCGAGCGCGACCGCAGATTGCGCAGGGCGGGAGTGTTGATGCTGTTGATCCCGTTGTCGGGAGCGTCCCAGCCAGTGGAGCGTCGCCCTTCTCCAGCGCCTTCGTAACTGGCCTTGATGTTGGACGGCAGGACAAATCCGTTACGGGTCAGCGTTGGGAAGTGTCGGGCCATCAGACCCCCTTCCCTGCGTGGTACAGCCGGACCACACGTGAGCGTGGCCCGGCGGCGCTGGCAAGTGACGAGCGTATTTCTTCACGCGCCTTGAGCAGTTCATCGACCGTGCGGTATTCCACGGTGCGGTCGGTGTAGCGCACAGTTTTCTCACCGCGAGCAATGGCCGCCTCAACCGCGTCGAGGTGCTTTTTTGTAAAGGACATATCAGCGTCTCTTCAGATAGCCGCTGGCAGAGCTGCGGCGTTGAGGGGGGGCTGCCGGTCGTGATTGTGTAACCGGTGCAGCGGGTGGGGGTTGGGCTTGGCGTACAGCAGCGGGCGCCGGTGTTTGCTCAGCATCAAGTCGCTCGCCCTGAACTGGCTTGATGCTCAAGGCATCATCGAACAATCCGGACTGGGCCAGGGCTTGTCGCACCCTGTCCCAATCGTGTTCCTGATAGCGGTTGATGCCGAGGTAATGCGCCATCGCAAGGCAGTACACCATCAGGTCGAGCGCTTCGTTACGCTCAGCCTTGCCTTTCACCCATTCGATGCGCTTGAGTCCGCGCACGTAGCGCACGACTTTGCGTTCGGCGACGCACTGGGCGAAAAACTCGTCCGGCAGGTCGTTGGCAAAGTGCAGCGATCCCGGACCGTCCGGGAATGGATAGCGGTTGTAAATCCAGTCCTTAGCGGTGTCGGTACCGACGAACCACAGCTCGGCGCCGTTACGTTCGGTTTGGCCCTTCCATGTCACGTCAACCATGGACGGGCGCTGTGCAATCACCGGTCGGCCCGGCTTGCTCGCGCCCTTGATGGCGAAGATGTTGCGCCAGCGACGGACGCGGCAGAACTGGTAGACCTCATCGGTGTGATGACCACCAGAGTCGACACCCACGGCGAGAATCGCTAGACCCACACCGCAGGGATGCCGGTAACGAGCCTTGAGTTTCTCGTCCAGGACAGCCCAGGTGCGCTCGTCTGCAGGATCGCCCCAGATGATCTGGTGGTCGACCACCCAGCGCTCCATGCCGACGCCAAAGCCCATCACCATCAGTTCCAAGCGGTTGGCCTGGACGTCGACGGCGCCGGTCAGCATCAACACACCGGCAGGCATCGCACCGAGGGTGTAAGTCTCCAGCCGCGCCCGAGCGATCAGCACTTCCGCCTTGGTCTGTTCGAGCGCACTGTCCCAGACCTTGGCCAGACGAGTGTTGTAGAACACCTGCATCAGGCTCGTGTCACCTTGAGCCTGCGCTTTTTTGGCGTCTTCAAACTCCTCGGCAAGGCCGGCCCAATCCATCCAGCCGGTCGGCGAATACAGCGCGTTGAGATGAAAGCCAACGGTTTTACCGTCGCCACCCGCATGGGCGCGCCACTCGCCTCGGGCGAGCATGTCGCTCTTGTGGTGTTCCTCGATCAGCACGTCGCATTCAGGTGCTGCGCACTCGTAATGCACAGTGCTGAGGTCCTTGCTGTAGTGCAGCCGCTCCCATTCCAGCACCTGCATATGACCGCAGGTGGGACACGGCACGTAGTAGTGTCGCTGGTCGCTGGACTCGAACAGATCCGCAATTCGAGAGGCGCCCTTGATCGTTGGCGAACTGGAAAAGTAGATCTTGGCGTTACGACCGAAGTTGGTCGCCCGCGTCTCTGCCAATCGGATGGGATCACCCTCCTGACCGACATCGTTCTCCCAGCGATCAACCTCATCGCCGTAGATGTAACGCGCCGACAGCTCAGAGAGGTTGGCCGCAGAGCCGGCCGTGGTGACGTATAGCGAACCACCCTCGAATTCCTTGGTGTCCATCGTGTTGCGTGCGTCCCGCGAGCGGGTAGCCGCGACCCGCTCGCGCAGAACGGGGGTGGCCTTGATGGTCTTGCTGATCCGTCCCGACACCCGCTTGGACAGGCCAAGGCTGGGGAGCAGCGCCAGGATGTTCGACGGTGCCATGTGGATCAGGCCGCCCATCCAGTTCAGGGCGATCTGCGTTTTCATCAGTTGCGAGGCCACCATGGTGACTACGCGTCTGCAGGGGTGAGCCGGCGACAGGCAGCGCATAGGCTCACGGGCGTAAGGTGTTCGAGAGGTGCGGTACTGGCCGGGTTCAGGGGCGCCGGTGTCGCGCGGGATTCGCATGTACTCGTCGGCCCATTCGTCGATCCAGAGATCTGGGTCGGGGCGCAGTCCACGGAAATAAGCCTCACGGTACACCTCTGCACCGTCAGGAAATTCCGTGTGCATGGGTTCAGTCCGTTGTCATGGCGTGGTCAAGATCTGCCGAAGAGAGCCGCTCGGCTTCCTCCAGCGTTCGACGGAAGGTGGCTGTCAGGTGCTTTTCGATCAGCCAGGGATCGGTCATGGCCGCAAGGTCGTGGGACAGTTGCGGCAGCGGACCGAACAGTTGGTCGCGCAGCAATCGGCCGGCGTTGTAGGCGCCGGTTTCTACCGCTTCCTTGGAGACCAGCGAGCCTTGAGCTTTGCCTAGTTCGATCTCCGCCAGCTTGGCCATGTTGTGTTCACGCAGGGCGCGGGCCTTCTGGAAGTCGGGCTGCTTGCCATCGCTGGTGAGAACCTGCGGCGGCGCAGCCATGGAAGTCGGCTCGGTCTGGGTCGACAGTTGGCTGTAAACATCACGCTGAATCCGGTCTTGTTGGTGCCGATCAGCGACGGCGGTTTTGCTTGGGTCAGCGGTGTCGCGAATCAACGCTTCGCTGGCCTGCACGTCCACCAGTTTTCCGTCCGGCGTTAGCACCAGGCGGTTGTTGTTTTTCAACCAGGTGATGTAACTCGGCGCCCTGCCGATCCGCGCCGCGAAGGCGCTTTTTGACAGGTAAGTTGGTTCTGTCATAAGCCCTCCTTTCAACGGCTTTTCAATGCAGACCTTTCAATTTCAATGGATTGAATTTCAGTAAGCTGGGGGCGCTCCCGCTA